CTGCCAATTTTTCTCTACCTTTTTTTGTTAAGATAGCATCAACTGTTAATTCGGTATTACTTAAATATCCCATAGTATATTATTATTCTTTGTTTATAAATATAATTATTTTAAAAATCCGTTATTCTACTTCCAAAATTGGTTCATTAGATGCTCTACCTGCTTTATTTACTTTCAATGTATTTGGATTAGATACAAATGTTTCAATTGGAGAACTACCATCCAATGTTGTTGCGGCTGTATTTTTACTTCCTAAATAATAAGAATTTCTTAATCCGGTTGTTAAATCCGAAGTAAATTTATTATGAGTTGGTAAGTATCCATCGATATTTTTAACTGCTATAATATCTCCACCAATCGTAGGAGGAGTTGAACCACTAAATGGTTGTATATTTAATTTAGTTTCAGTATAAACAGATGATGTTAATTCATACCCACCTCTAGGGTCACCTTTACCACCAATTACTATTTTAAATTTAGAAACTTCTCTTTCTTTTTGTTCAGTCACCAATTGAACTCTAACTCTTTCTTTTACTCGTCTACCATCTTTATCGAAATATGTTCTAATAGCAGAGCCACTTTGTGCATAAATACCAAATCCAATATTTTCATAATCAGTTTGACCTACAACTTCATTTGATGATAAAATATCAAATTCAGTAAGAATAGTTGGTAAATCTAATTTAGCATCTATACTAACTTCTTCTTGATAACTAACACCACTTGCATCAGTATCAGCTACATAATCATAAGTTGATTCGTATTGATAATTTTCTGCAATAGTTCTATCAACCGATGCTGTATAAATAATTGCATCATATTGATTATTTTCCGAACTAATATTGTATTCTGATGTAGTATCTAATGTTACTTCGTTTTGATTATTTTCAGAACTTAATATTGTTGTATCACTATAATGGATAACACTTTCTTGTTGATATTCTTCTCCGCTTGGTTTTTTATGTGCAACTTTACTTCTTTCCAAGATATGTGGTTCTATTAATAAACCAGTAGTTGCTTTAACTCTTGCCGGCAACATTTTCTTAATATCTTCAAACATAGATTTCTCATATAGTTTGATTAAGTTAATGTATTCGTAAATATCTCTACCATCAAATCGTTGGAAATAATAATTTCTTAAATTATCCAATCGTTTGTAATTTGGTTTGTAACTATCCGATGGGTCACCAATGTAGTTATCTAAATTAATTCCACCAAATGATTTAGCAATATCAATATTCAACTCTTTTGTAGGAGAGAAGAATAAACCAACTCTATTAGAATCGGTTGGAGATTGGTCAAATGCTTTTTTAGTTGCTCTACTTTTATGTGATAAATCTGAAACTAATTCTTGTGATTCAAATCTAACTTTATTTGTAGAATATCTACCAGCTCCCAAGTCAGGTATTTCCAATACTACACTTCTATCAATTGCTTCAAATTGGAATGGGTATATCCCTATATCAACAAACCCACTTGCACTTGCATATAGTAATGGTGCCGCATTAGTAGAGTTAAGTTGTATCAATGAACCACTTTCGTAATCATTTCTACTATATCCATTTTCAAAGTAAATGTTTGTATCAACATTTATTAAAGAAGCAGTTGCATATAAATTTTTAGGATATTCAAAATCCAAACGGAAATATAAATCATCCGTTGAAGATGAAATATGATTACCATTAATCATTTCAGGGAATGAAACGTGTTCATAAAATCTTTCAGTATTTAATACTTCAGACCACATACGGAATTCATCCATTGAACCACTATATATAGAGCCAACTGTTAATATTGAATTACTTTCCCAATCAACTGAAATGGATTGTGATATAGAAGTACCAAATATAGTTCTTTCTTTATCGGCTTGTCTAACATTCAATTGAATACCATTTGAACCAGAACTTACAGATAATCCAAAAAATTTTCCATTAAATATTGGTAGTGATGGTGTTTGAAATGTAGAGGAACTACCACTAAATTTAACTACACCATAATCACTATTTAATGAACCATTTAAAGTTACACTCCAATTATCCGTTTCCAATAATGTCCAATCCCCACCATATGCCGGCTTAACAAACATTTCCAATGTAGATGGTTTTATACCTTTATCAGTATCTTTCCAATCCATAGAAATAGATGAACCACTATTGAATTTAAGAGCAGTAGTAACATTATCCATTACTAATTTACTTTTAGTAGCTTCCGTTACTTCTGGTCCACCAAATTCTAAAATAGAAAGATTAGATGATGGAATACCATAACAACTTAATAATGCATATACACCTCTTCGTGTTCCTTTATGTTTTAGTAGATAAGGTAAGTTATTTACAATTCTTCGCCAAACTTCATATGTTCTTTGTTTAGCAGGAGATAAATTTTTAGTATTACCATCCTTATCCAATCCAAACACATAATTCCATAATTGAGCATCTGCTGCCAAATTCTTTGCATCCCAACCAAATGATTGTAATACATCGAATAATAATTTATCAGAAATACCATCTTTAGCTTTATACCCCAATCCCCTGCTCTTTTCAATAGCTTTTGTATGATAGTATATATTATCAAAGTGCTGACCAATCATTGAAAAGAATAATAACAAACTATCGTTATCATCGTTATTAACAATGTATTGTGGAATATTATTTTGAACCCAGTTTTGATTTTCAATATCAAAATTCTCAGCTAATGAAATTATATTATCATACCAAGGTCTAACATTAACAATATCAGTAGATGATAATCTAACACCATTATTATAAGGCCAAGTTATAGAACTACTATCCGATGTTGTATATGTAGATGATGAAGTATATAAGAATTTTTCAAATCCATCAAATCCTTGTATTAATTGTTGTTTTTTAATTTTATTTCTTTCAACATCTTGTCTTGCTGCAATCGAACCAGTGTATGTGGATGGATATAAATCATATCCATACAATGAACCACTAATATTTGCACCACTATCCGTAGATGAACTTAATATTAATTCCTCATATGATTCTATCAATTGAACTTTATAAACAAAGTTATCCACCCTTTCTTTTGCAGAACTGAAGTGAACAAAATTATCCCAAGCATATGTAGAACTTGATACATATTCTATATTTAAATCCGTTGTATCTATGAAAGATGAGCTCAAATATGTACCAATTAATTCATTTGATGATGTTGAACCACTTAAAATCAAATTATCTAATGATTCAAAATTAGTTGATTGTCCAGTTACGAAATCAACTTCTATATCAAAGTTAGGTCCTTTTAATGGAGGACATTTTAATTCATCTTGTTCATTTAATATAACAGTTTCAATTAATGGATTAGTCATCAACTTCGTAATCCAAAATGTTGAATTATTTACTACATTCGATGGTATTGGTGAATATAATTTTAATATTATAGATTCAACTACATCTTCATCCTTTACATACACATTACCCAATTCATCTTCTGATTTTTTGGATAGAGTCCAATTATCATTTTCCCAAGATGAAACTATAATTTGCTCATCGTTGCCAAAATTAGCAAGATGTGTTAAATATTTACTATCTGGCTCCGGTTCTACTACACTTATTTTTTCAGCAAATGCTTGAAATAATGCAGTAGATAATATATCCTCATCTAATTGTAATGTAGGTAAAGTTAATTTAGTAACAACTTCATATTCATTACCAATTAACTCTTCTGCACCACCTCTATTGTATGGTTTTAATATTAATGTTACACTATCACTACCACTCCAATTAGGATATGATTCTCTTAATGTTTTAAGATTTATTTTTAAACTTCCATTTGGAGATTGATTACTCATCAATCCAATTTTAGTTCCATCTTTTTGTTTTAACCAAACATCAACCGATGTTGCTGCAAATGTTGAATACTTAACTTCGTATTCTATATTGAAATCAGAAAAAGATGGTACATCAATCAAATCGGCAACAATTGTTTCCGTTATGGATGGAAAATCATTTATAGCAGTGAATGTAACTAATGCCTCTGCTTTTTGACCAGTTCCATAATTATTACTTTCTGCTACTAATATTACTTTCTTAGTACCATATATTTCCTTGAAATCTTTTTGGAAATATAAAGTAGTACTACCATTTGAGGCAGGTACTTCTATTGCATTGTTCGAATCAATATATATCAATACTCTATCAGCATTTTCAGTATTAAATGAAATAGCAACAGGCTTTTCAGTATCAGATTCTTTTACAGCAATCGTATATTGCGTTCTACCTAAAGTTATTTTAGGTTCTGCAAATTTAACTTCTCTACCTGCATCAACTACAACTAAAACTGTATTTTTTAATTGAGAAGCAGGTATAGTAAATGCATATGGTACTTTATTTAATCTACTAAAATCTCCATTATATTGAGATGAAATACCGCTATAAATTTGTTCTACAAAAATACCATCCGGAGTATTACCTTTAACTTCAAAATTTACCGATGCATTATCTAAAATTTGATTCGATAATTCTTTGAAAATATTGTTACCCATTTCAATATTTCCAGAATCTATTATTGAACCACCATACACAATTTGATATGATAGTGTTAAACTATTACTTAATTCATTTTGTAAATTTGAAAAGAATCCCATTTCAATTTGAGAATTGGGATTGGCAGTTGAAATTGTTGTTTGTACAATTTCAGTTTCAATTGGTAATGTTGGAATTAATGTTTTTACATTTTCAACATTAAAATTTAATGTTATAGTTCCTGATGTAAAGTTAAAAGTGCGTGGAAATGGTTGTTCTACCCATTGTTCATTTTCCCACTTATATTCGATTACTCTAATTCCTTCTGTATATTGACTTGTACCATCGTAATTAAATGAATCAAATTTAATAATAGCAACTATAAATTTAGAAAGAACTTTTCCATTATTTATACTTGCTGTATATTCTCTTCTTGAACCAAATGCAGTTGATGGGTTATGTACTACAAATGTACTAACTCCAAACCCCTTAGATTTACTATCTTCAAAGAATTCAACCGCAGAACCATTATTGGTTGACATTTGTATTTTCAATGGATTTTGGTCCACCGGTGGAACATATGGTGGCGGATTACTAATTGGCGCAGAGTTACCTCCTCCACCTCCAGTATCCGGATTTAGAAGTTCTGATGAATTAAAATCGTAAAGTCTTTCTATTGGAGTAATAGCCATTTAATCTTTTATTATAAATATTTTAATATTTTTTTATTGGAACTGCTCTTCCATTCTATCCCTATTAATATAGCCATCATTATAGTATCTATCATTATATGTCATACCACCTCCACCGCCACCACTATATACAGGCTGCTCTACAACAGGCATTGGTGTTGGTTTTGATATTGGCTCCGGCGTAGGTGCCGGTGGTGGTGAAACCTCAGGCGTTTCCACTATTGGTTGAGGTTTTGGTAGTGGCACGGGTGTTGGTTCTGGCATTGGTTTTTCTATTACAACTTCTTTTTCTATAACAGTTGTAATTGGTGGCAATTCCTTAGTACCTATTACTTTAACATCAACTTTATCAGGAGAATAGATATTTCTTTTAATATCAATTTTAGTTTGGAATGATTCTAAATTATCTTGTATTTGTTTTCTCAACTCCACAATACCAAATTCTTTTGGAACTTGATTATAATTAACACTTCTTCTTTTTAATGTTTTTATATTAAACGAAATACAATTATTTAAAATAGATTGAATTTCGGTTAATAAGATATTAAAATCATATTGTTCACAATCTTCAAACCTAGTTTCGGATGGTTTACCAAAAGTAGATTGAGATATATCGTAATATCTATTGTTTACCCAATTCTTTACACTATCTCTAAAATTTTCAAATACTCTCTTATTAAAAGTATCCAAATCTCTTAAACCAAAATCCTTTCTAATAGTTGCTCTAAAATCATTTCCAAATTTAGCAACCAACGCATCATCTATTACTGATAATGAATTTGCTTCAAATTTATCAATCGCATCTAATATATTTTTCTTATAATATTTAAAATCTTTACTTAGATTATTTATCTTTTTAAATTCAGATTTAGTTATATTATTTATATTCTCATCTTTTGTTTTTAATGGAATGATACGAATTTCTTCTCTTGAAGGGGATATTTCTTGTATCCAAACTCTTTGTAATTCATTATCTGAACCAACTTTGTTTCTAACAAAATTTATATTAATTTTAAGAATACCATTTTTAAATCCCAAATCATTTAATAGTTTTTCAATGTCAATAGCTATTTCCTTTTGGCCGCCCCCATTTACTAAACTATACATATAATTTTTAATATCTTGCTTTTTTATATAAGCAACATTATTTCCCGATTTTTGTGGTAATAAATTACTATTAATATCGTAAACAGATACTTCCATAACATCATACTTACAGTCGCCAAAATCAGTATCTTCTATTTCATTTTTAGAAACAATAAAGAAATCTTCTGGTTGTAAAAAACGACCTTCATTATCTATCTTAGCATTTACTGCTTCGAAGTTTGTATATTTTTTAATACTCATAATTTATTAAAATGATTTTGGATGATTTTTTACAAAATGAATTGTATATGATTTCAATTCAGTACTACCATCAGCTCGTTTAACATTAACAGTCATAGTTGTATCGTATCCTCTACTTTTGCCCCATCCACTAATCCATCCACCATATTCAGGGTCTATACCATCTCCACCACTTTTACTTATTGATAATTTTAAACTTTCATCTTTACCACCCTCTATTTGGAAATTTGATTTTGGAAATATTAACCAAGGTTTTTTCATTCCACCGCCAACGGGTGCTGCTAGTTCAATTGTAACAGGTTGAGTATCGTTATTTACAAATCTCAATGTTCCACCTGTTACGAATTTAGTATCACCATTATCAGGATTCAATTTACCAACTAATTTATAATTTGGTTCTTCTTTAGGTCCTTCAAATGTCAATACTACAACTTTATTTATCACATCACCACCACTAGCAGCTGCGGAATTGACGGTTGATTGTTGAATCGCTTGTTGTTGTTGAACCGCTCCCAATTGTGCTTGTAAACCACGGATAATTGCATTCAATGAATCAATTTGCTTTATTAAAGCATTAATTTGAGCTTTAAAACCTGTATTTTGGGATTGTAAAGATGCTCTTAATATGGATTCATCAACTGATTTTTGTAAAGATGTTGAAATTTGTCCACTTATATCACCAATTGTACCACCCAATGTATCTAACTGATTTGCTAATAAATCATTGGTTTGTTCTATATTTAACTTTTGATTTATTTCAGTTTGTAATTTAGTATTCAAAGATGAAACTTCATTTGTTAAATCACTAACATCATTTGTTAATTTTTCAACTTCTTTTCGTAAATCTTCAACTTCGGTTACTTTTTCATCATATAATGGTTTGGGTACTAAATCACGATTTATGGTAGGGATATCCGGCTTTAATTCCTTTACTTCTACATCAATCGCTTTCACCAATTCAACATCATCCAACTTTGTTTTAGTTAATGATTTGAATAATAAAGAAGATGCTACATTTTTATCATCTACAATAGTTACACCATATTGATTTTTAGCAATAGCAGATGAACCCGATACACTTAATATCGATTCTAATCTTGCTTTTTTTTCTTCTTCTAACTTTAATGCTATTGCTTCTAAATTAGTCATATTATACTATTTCGAATGTTAATTTATCATCAATTATGTATGTGATGCCCGATTGAATTACTTTTATTTTTAACTTATACACTCTATTGAATGGTAAAGTATTCAAATCTAATATGAAATAACTTCCGTTTGAATCACAACTTAACTTTGTATATTCGCCAAATGGATATATAACCTCATTAGTTACATAATCTTCTAATTGATAATAAGATGTAGTTGGTAAATAGCTTGTATTATCATAATCAAATGTTCCAGAGAATGTTCTCAATGGATACAATTCTCTACCTTTAACTCTTATTTTTACTTTAGTATTTTTTTCATATTTTGCTTTTAAATTGGATAGTACCACTTTAAAATTTTCAGAAGGTATAGCCGATAGTGAGCCTGTTACAAATGATGAATCATCCCAAACTAATTCTAATTTTGGTTCGTATATTGTATGAGTTTCTTTTGAGAAAAACTTCAATACACCATAATCTAATGTATCATTTTCGGCATTCAAACTATGATGAATAATCATACCATTATTAGATATAGAACCACTCAACCACATATTTACCATATTGGTTACATCCATTCTAACATCATCTGGTTCATAATTAAATGATTGAGAAGCGGAGCCACTTAAATACCAAACACCACCTTCTGCATTTGCCGAACCCGTTGTAGTATTTCCCGTTGTAGGATATATAGCAGTTCCCCCCGTCGTATCATATTCAACCCATTTATCTACTCCATTTCTATATTTCCAACTAACACCATCGGTTGATATATTATCAAACTTAGTGCCAGTTCCCATATTCCAACTTGAAGAAATGGCATTTGCATAAATCGAATATTCTAATGGAATTTCTTCTGAATTAGCTGATTTCAAATTTAAATATGCTTTCCAGCTGCCCGTTATTTCTCCACTAACTATTGATGCAGAAATAGAAGATACATCAAACTTAATTAGAGTTCTGTATATATCCTTTATATCTCCGTAATAAAGTTTACCTACTTCCAATATTTCATCTCTACCTGCATTTTGGTCAGGTTGTTGTAAGTAGATACTTGCATCGTATGATGATGTATAAAATTTATGCATTATAAAGCCCTCCCTTTTATGTCTTTGTTTGGATATTTTACTTCAAATATAGATGGGTCTAACGATGGATAAATAATTTTACCTTTAGTTGCTTGCTCTATATTATATCTATTTGTTGAATAATTACCATCCCCACCACATAAATTATGAATTTTTACAGATGGAACGCTCATAACTCCTTCTACATTTGCCAATATTAATTCTATTTCCGAAATATTGATTGGTTTATTAAATGTCCAATTATCTATATCGAAATATTTTTGCATTTCTATCAAACAACTAGCTAATACTTCGTTTTTATTATAATTTTGATAACAAATTACTTCAAAATCCAACCCAACATTTATAATAAATCCATTTATAATATTAACTGCATCGGTAATCATTCTATATTCACCTAAATAGGTTTTAAGATTTTGTTTAACCGCATCGTTTATATTTGTTAAATTTTTATTAGAATCATATCCCAAAATATACATATTGATTGCAAACGGATTATTTACTTCCGATATTGCTGTTTTCTTTTGAGTAAGATATTTAACTAATTCTTTTTGAATATCCGATTTAGATTTATCTTTTAATCCCTCTACAACACCTACAAATTCGGTAATATTTTTTGGGTTAGCAAGTATTGATGCCGGTGAATTATTATCAATTTCCCCATCAGGAGAAACATATGCCTTAGCAATACTACCATATCTTTCTGGCATAGATAATGCTCTTACAATGTAATCCTGTCTAGTCACTGCTCTATTTTGAGAACCAAACATTGCCAATGCATTTTGTCTAATTTCTTCAATAGATTCACTACCTCTACCACCAACTGCAGGTTCTAAGTTTTCAACCGCAATCGATTGTTTCATAGCATCATACAATGATTGATTTGTTATTGAGATTAAATCTTCATCAAAATCAATTTTATTTAATTTTACCAAATCGCCAGTATTAACATTCGAACTAACTCCCCCACCAACTAGATATTTAACAGTTATGGTTGTATTAGTAGGAACTACACCAAATGTATTTGTTTTTAAGAAATTTGATGGGTCAATACCTTCATTCAATCTATTAATAGAATTAGCTAACCCCAATCCTACATTTTTTGGATTTGGTAATAAAATTTCATCATTCATAGATGTATCACCACTACCAAATTGTATATCCATAGTATTATCAGAATTTACCTTTACGGAAAATCTTCTTGGAACTTTTTGTACTTCCAAAATATATGGAACATCGGATACATTTGAATATAAATCCGAATTGGCTTCTATATTTGGTTTTTCAACAAATATACTTTCTTGTGCCAAATATGGAACTTCATAGTATTTGTTATTATCACTATCCGTAACTGATACTATTGAAATTATATTCTCATCATTTAACTCTATCTTAGGATATGATTCATATGAAGCAAATGAATACGATGTTTCTTTTTGTATAGCAGAAATTGCTTTGACTTTTTTAGTCAACAAATAAAAAGTAGGTTCGCCATTCCCATCTCTCTCATGCACATCAACTTCTCTACTTCCTGTTAATGAAAAATCAACTATATCGGTAGTTCTAAAAACTACATTTGAATTGGTGGTAGAACTAATCTCCATCCCTTCTTTTATTCTAACACAATATGTTTCATCGGGTCTATTGTTATCACCACTACCAATTGCTGGTAATAATTGATATACAGTTATAGTTGTTACCGCTGGTGATGTTACTTTTGGTTTATATCCCATAGTTTGTGCCAATGCAACTACATTCTTTCGTTCGGTTGCATGTGATAACATCGATTCTTTTAATTGTGTATCTTGGTAAAACGCAAGAATATCACCGATAGCTGATGCTTGTTCAATGAACACCATACCAGGCGAAGCTTCATTGAAATCTGAATATGTATTTGGAAAATAAGTTTTAGCATATTCAATAAGATTTTCTTTAAACGTGGCAAAATCTTTACCAACATAATTTATATTCTTACCGCTACCAAAACTCTTATCAACAGACTTTATTGCCATTATTAATTATTTATATCTATTTGTACTGAATCTTGTATGTTTTTATTTGATTTCAAAGAGAATTTTAAATCTAAGCTAATTCTATTGGCATCAATATCATTTTCATCATAATCAAATATAATTTCATCGATATTCAAATATGGTAACCATGTATCAACTGCTTCCAATATAGTTCTCTCTATATCCCCTTCTATTTTATCTTCTATAATTGGTTCAAATAAAATTTTCCAAATATCACAACCAAATTCCGGCTGCATTAACCTTTCACCTTTATGAGTTAAGATTAAGTTTTTTAAATTATTTTTAGCTTGAGAAATTGTAGTAAAATTAACAGCAAATACGCCATTGGAATCCGATGTAGTGTTTACACCAATTCCCAATATTTTATAATCGTTTTCAGCTAAATCCGTTACATTAACTTTACCAAGCTCTATTGCCATTATTTAAATCTCTTTACTAATTCTGAATAATCTCTTGTTAATGCTTTTATAGTAGCATCTTGCAACCCATCGCCAGTTGATTCGAATTGAGGAGTGCCAGTTGGTACATCCACATCTCTAAAATCCATAGTTTCCCATTCACTCTCATCAACTCTCAATTCAGGTTTAATCATATCCAATACACTACCAACTGCACTTGCGCCTTCTTTTCTTTGCTCTGCTGTAAATGGTTGTGTCATATTAAGAATCTCATTAATCATAGGGTCTTTTGAAAATTCCTTTTGAATTTGAGGTCTTTGTTGTTGTACAATTGGTTGTTGCTTTCTAACAGGAGTAGGAGCAACTTCTGTCATCTCTCTCAATGATGGAGTAGATGGTTTTCGTTGTGAGTTTAATGTAACCGCACCAGATTTAATTAATTTAGCTAATTCTTCTTTAACTTGTTGTTTAACTTCATTTTTAACAACTTCCTTAATTAAACCTACTAATAATTTTGAATCCATAGTAATTGTGTATATGTTTAGTAATAAATATAAAAAGATTAAATTTAATCGGAAACCGAATATCCGGACCATTGCAATACCGATGGAGCAGGGGGGGCAGGTGGTGGATACTGACTAAATAATAAAAATATACCACCCACAGTAAATAAATGTATTTTAGCACATAAAATAAATGTATCCAAAAACATATTAGAATCCATATTGGGAAATATTGGGAGTTTAGTCCAAGTTCCTGGATTTAATACTAAATTAGGTGATGGTATTTTTATTGATTTAAAATCTTGCATCTCAACAAACGCATCAAATATTTCTTGCTCCGTTAATAAAGATGATGGATATTTCTTTTTTAAAATTCCTTCTATGATTTCCTTCAATGTTAATTCACCATAATCTTTTGTTTTTATTTTTTTATTAAAATCCACTTTAGGCTTTAATGCTTTTTGGGCTGCTGCATCTGCTGCTAATAATATGGGATTAACCATTATATTTGAAATCGAACCGGGAGCAGGTATTGTGCCCGGCCATCCCGTTGGATTTATTGTTGGATTTGGCATTGGTGCCATTCTAGCTCCCATCCAATATGCCATTACAGCCGGCCCCAACGCATCTAATAAATCTATTTTAGTTCCACCATTTTTTTGTGTCTTTTTAAGTAATAGAGTTAAAATTATTACAAATAATTTTTTATTTCCTTTACCAACTGGAACTCCATTTAATAAATCACCACCTCTTTTTAAACATGCATCATATTCATCTACAAAAGCTAAAGCAAATTCCTCTATACTACCACCAAAGGCTTTAGATTCGAATTTAGGAAGTAAATTTGCTTTGAATGTATTCCAAGACATATTATTTGGATAAATAGTTTCTAGCCGAAAGGATAGTTTTCAATTTAGATTTAATTGCTGAGAAAGCGGCTGCATTAACTGGTCCAGTTGCGGTTGGTCCTGTTGGAGTTGCATATATTTGTTGATTTATTGCATCAATCAAATCACTCATTATTTGAACTAGCTCACCCCCTAATACCATTTTTTGCACATCTGCTCCAGCATCACCAACTCCTTTATCTTTACCTAAAAATATTTTACCATTTTCAGAATTAAGGAATATTTGATTTGCTCCTGATGAATGTATTGTTACATTTTTATTAGTATGAACATATACATCTTTTTCGGCATCAATTGAATATTGACCATCGGTAATCACACCAGTGTTTCCTTTACCATAAATGATGAATTCACTAGCTTTTGCAGATAATAATATTCTATCCGAATTTATAAATAATTGGTCACCTTTTAATTTATCAGATGGTGGAAAATCTTTAAATGCTTTCTTTTCTTTCTTTATAGTTTCCTTAAATGGGATTTTTACTTTATTTGATGTAATATAAATCGATGTACCATCTTTATTAATATCTTCATCAACTAATGTACCAACTGGTTTAGAATTTAATTCTAAATTTTGTTTATTACGAATAAAAATAGATGGAGATGATGTTTTACCATCTTCCGTTAAATGAAACTCACTAAATCTAATTGTATTACCAACTCTACCACTTATAATAGTATCACCTTCTTTTGGATTTAAAAATTTAATAGCATCATTTATCTTATATGCTTTTTCAGAAGATTTTGTTTTTACGGGTGGAGTATTTGCTATACCCGTTTCTTTTGATTCGCTATATTCTTTATTTTTGTTTTTTGATGATACTTCTTCAATTGGTTTTTCTTTATTAATTTCAGAAGTTTTATAATCTTCTCTATAATTTGGATAATGATTATTGGAATATGGCAACCAAAAATAATCATTACCAATTACGATAATCATTACAGTTTCTCCCAATATGGGATATGTCATATTATTTTTATCAAATGGAAATGCATATGCTTCTTGGGAAATAGAAGATTCTCTTTTAAATTCAATAGCACCTAAAAATCTAACATCATTATCATCAAATGATGGATTTTCACTATATTTTTTTATGTAATCCTTATCTTTACTTAATGGTTTATCGGATTTCAAATAAACTTTAGTAACAGCTGCTAAGAATGCTTCCATTATAATTTAGTTTTTATTTCTTCTATTTCAATTTGAATATCGCCTAATTTTTCATCGGCTTTTTTCTCCACTTCATTTATAGTATCTTCCATATCTTGCAATAATTGAGCTTTTTCATTTTCACTCAACCAACCATCTTCGCCAATACCTTTAGCTTCTGCTGCCGCTAATCTTTGTGCAATTGTTGCAAGTTTAATTAGATGGTCATCGTTTTTAATAGATGCATCTATAAGGTCTTTTATGATTGGTGCAAGGACTGTTGCTTCACCTACATTACGAATTAATTTACGAAGAGATTCAATCATTTCTGAAATATTCTTCTTCTTAGTTTGTTGATTATCGTAAATATCTTTAAATAATGATGATAAGTTTTTACCATCAAATAATTGAAATTCTGTTGCCATTATATTAATTTGTTTCCTACTATATAATTATAAAGTTCTTCACTTATTAGTTTGTAACCTTCTTTGTTAGGATGCTGTGCTATCTTCATTGGGTTTGGAGTTTTTTGTTCCCATATAGGTTGACCTGAATAATTTTTCATCATCCATTGCTCCATTGATATTTTAGCAAATCCCCAATAATTGTTTTTATTTATCAAATAAGTAATATCATCTTCTTTATTTAAACTCTGAACCATTAAGTCAAAAGCATCGCACATAATATACTTTATATTGTAAGATTCTAACATTTTTTGAAGAAAGATAATGTAATTTTGATTAATGATATTATAATAATTTTGATTAAACATATTTCCTATAAAGAATTGTTTATATTCAGCTAAGAATGAATTAAATTTATCATCACCATATGTATATGAATTAAAAAACTTTTGAGGTAATTTAGCTAATTCATTTTGTCCCCAACTAATCCATTCACCTTTAGGTAAAAAGGGAACATAATCTCTTAAAGAAGAACTCCACATAATTGTTACAAAATCTCCTTTATGAATTTTACCATTTCTTAAATCATTAATTACATCATTGAATATCACATTATTGGCTTTTCCACTCCAACCATTATTTACATATTCCAACCCAAATCTAACAGCAAGGTGATTTGCCCAACTATGTTCATTTCTAAATAATTGTAATTGTAATCTATCTTTGAATTGCTCTTCTTCGGGCCAGTTTGCTCCTTCACCTTCAGTCCAACTATCGCCGTATGCGTGTAATTTCATAACTTATTTATTTCTTTTTATGAACTATAAATCCACTAATAGCTAAATAATCCATATCACAATTTAAAAATGTTTCAATTGCGGTTTTAGGGTCATTTACCATAGTTTGTCCTCTTAAATTAAATGATGTATTTAAAAGTATTGGAGTTCCACTTATTTTTTTAAATTGTTTAAGTAATTTATAATATAGAGGATTTTGCTCTTTCTTTACAGTTTGTATTCTCGCCGAATTATCAACATGGGTTACTGATGGAATCTTTTTATAATTTGTAACTTTAACAACTTGATTCATATAAGGAACATCTTCTTCTGAAGTAAAATATTTCGTATATTCATCGTGAGTTACCGATGGGGCAAATGGTCTAAACATTTCTCTTTTCTTTACAACTTTATTAATTCTATCTCTAATATCGGATATATGTGGGTTTCCTAATATAGAACGATTACCCAATGCTCTAGCACCAAATTCAGTTCTACCTTGAAACCATCCTACGATATTACCTTCGTTGATTAAATTAGCAACTTGCTCTACTAATAATTTATCAGTTGGATATGATGAAACCTCTATCCCATCAAATGTATTCAATATATCCAATATTTCATTGATATCAAATTCTTCTCCTAAATATGGAGATTGATTATCCCCACCCTTTATCTTTGGATGGTTCATCATATCATGCCAAAAGTATAAACAAGCTCCAATAGCAGAACCAGCATCGGATGGTGCATATGGAATCCATACATTCTTAACTCCACAATGTTTTTTGATTTTACCATTAGCAGTACCATTATAAGCAGAACCACCTCCTAATACTAAATTAGAACTTTTAATGTGAGAAGTTGCATGATTAATTAAATAGTATAGACATCCTTCATACCATTTTTGTAAAGAAGCTGCAAGTTCCATATGATGCAATTCTATTTCAGATTCTGGCATTCTTGGCTCGAATCCTATCAATTCAACTAAATCATATGTAAACATATCGGTATTTGAGTATTCCCAAGTAAAATATTTCTGATTTATATTAATTAAATTCTCACCACCAAATGATGTAAATCTATTGAATATATCATAGTATTTATCCGAATTACCATATGGTGCTAATCCCATAACTTTATATTCTCCACTATTTGGTTTAAATCCTAAATAAGCAGTTATAGTAGAATACACCAATCCCAATGAATTTGGAAATTTAATTGTTTTTATTTCGGAAATTCCATTTAAATCACATTTGGCCATAGAAACAGTATCCCATTCACCTACCCCATCGATTGATAATCCAATTGCATCATCAAATGGCGATGTATAAAATGAAAGAGCTAAATGAGATAAGTGATGTTTTACAAACACCAAAGAGCCGGTATATCCAATTCCCTCTAATATTGCCTCCAATGCACCTTCACCGGCTTTCCAATCTTTTTTAAACTTATTCCAACTTTTCCATTGAGATATCCATCTATTACCTAAAGTCTTTTCAACTCTATCGTATTTTATATCCGAATCCTCATACCAACATACCACATCAACTTCATCAATAGTAATGTGTGCATAATCCAAACATTTTTGAATTGCTTTAAACGGAAAAGAGTTGTCATGCTTTATGCCCGACAACTTCTCTTCTTCTATTGCGAATATTACCTTACCATCTATTAATAAAGCTGCTGCTGAATCATGGTAAAATGCGGATAATCCTAATTTAATCATAATTTAGATTTTTATGTCACCTTCATCCATGAACTGATTAAAAAGTTCCATTTGTTTTTCTCTCATTTTAGTAACAACCTTTGTTATATAATGAGTTGGATGTCCGGTCATTTCTCTAATAAGTAGATATAAACTCTTTTTATTGAAATTTTCTATATATTCTGCTCTTCTAAATAACTCTAAAACGGCATCTGCTATTTGCATATCTCGTTTCTTTGGAAAATAATTTTCTAAATGTTCATCCCAATATGCTAACATTCTTTTGTTAAAGATTTTATACTCATTGTTAGTATCTTCTTCTTTCCAATTATTTTCGGTATCAAATGATTCTGGCATAGCAGACATTATATCCGTATCTTTGTATCGTTTATAGTTTGCGTTATTTGTAAGAATCAAATAGTTTCTTGCAACAATAGTAAAATAAGAAAATGCTTTACCTTTACCTGCTTTGTACATATGAATCTTTTCAATCATAAATGTAACAACCTCACTCATCACATCTTGTGGGTCATCATCGAAATATGTAAATTTCCATTTGTTATATACAATCTCTGCTAGTTTATCAAATGCAGGTTTAATTCTATCTCTATAAACTCTATCCTTAATTCTTTGGTCATCGGTTGAGTTATATTCTATGATAGCATCTTCCGTATCTTTAGTAAAATATTGTTTATTTCTGGGTTTTCTTGGCATTAGTTAAATTTTTTGAATCTTTCGATAGTTTCTTTTATTTGATAAAATATAGAACCTACTTCATCATCCTTCTCAAACATTTCACGCGAATCTATTTCACGCAATGCCTCCAGTAATGCTTGGTTTCTTTGTAATTCTTCTTCTACAAAATCTTCATATTTTTCTAATTTATTAAGAAGATTATAAATCGTATATCCAGCAACTGCTAAAAATACAATAGATAGTGTTAATATTATTTCCATATTAAACAATTTCGTATCCTTTTAAGAAAAATTTGTTAGCATGTTTATACTTAACTTCTTCCATTTCACCCGATGGGGATTTCATTACAATTAAATCATTTCTACCATAAGTTTGTTTTTTAACAACTTGTGTATTATATACTCTATCTTTAATGGTAATACCATCTAAGTGGTCAATTTCATGTTGAACTATTACAGTCATCATAGTTTCTACCGAAATTTGCTCTTTATCTCCTTCTGGATTGATTTCAAATGTTAATTCACCTAAATTATCAGTCATTACAACAACTTTACATGCTCTAATGGTTCTAATTGATTTCTCTAATGTTTTTGGAATAGATAAGCACCCCTCATAGAAAATAAATCCCTCATTAGAACGAGATGTAATAACTGGGTTTAGTAAAAATAGTTCTCTACCATTTTCTTCATCTCCAAACTTAATATAGCAAGCTCTTTTTTTAATTCCTAATTGAGTTGCTGAAATACCCAAACCTGGATATTTTTTCATACCCTCTTTTAGAATATTTTCCAATTCATCTGCTTCCGATTGAGTAAATTCTGATTTGGCTATTGGAGTTTTTAAATACTCAATGAATTCTTTTGATGTTAATCCATTACTCCCTTTGTCTACGATTAATTTCATTTGTTTTATTTTATAAATTGTAATATTGCTAATTCTTTTGCTTTTGCTTCTACCATAATATCTACATTATTACCATATGTTTGTGGTAATGATTCGATATAATCAGAATGAGCTTGTGGTTTACCACCTGCTTTGGATTCTGAATAATGAACTACGGGCGTAATACCTTCTGGCCAAGTTGATGTTGCTAACTCTAATGCTTCTTGCTCCGATAAATCACCTGTACAAAACTTATGGTGATGATAATCGAATACAATAGGAATTTTGATTGCGTTATGGATATACATTAAATCTTTAACAGAATACATAGATGCCTTGTCATCATTCTCTATTGTTAAGCGATTTTGTACTGATTTAGAGAGTCTTTGGAAGTTTTTGATGAATCTATCCATTGCAGAGATTTTATCTCCGTAAACACCATTACAATGGATATTAATCTTATTGTAGGGAGTTTGAGATAATCCCATCATATCGAAGATTTTACCATGCAATTCTAAATCTGCAATTGTAGCTTGGATTACTTTCTCATTTGGAGAAACTAACACATTAAATGGACCTGGATGTGATGTGATACGAATATTATTTAATTTAGCATAATCACCTGCTTTTTCCAACTCACTTTTAATTTCTTTGTAATCTTTTAGTTGAGTTAAATCTAAGTTATCACCCCACGGAATGATTGCAGAAGATAAACGAAAGAAATGAATCTTATGTTCCTTATTCCACTCTAAAATTTTAATAATATCTTTAGCATTTGCTAATGACAACTCCGAAACATAATCCAAGCCTTTGGCATTGAATGTTTTCTTCACCATTGAACGATTGGTGGTAACTTTCTTACCCATCGTCATATTAATACATGCATAACCTACATTCATATTTTAAAGTTTATTAGTTTTAACAAATATAAA